AAACTTTTCCTTTAACCAGTCAAAGTCATTTATCATTTTCAATGCTTCAATATTATTTTTATTTGCACTTCCATACATAGTGCCTTCTTTTGCACCTTTTATTGCAAAATCTCCATATGGCTTATCACGCCCAATAGATGACCAAATTTTCAATCGCCTATCTGTTTCTATATCTTTTTGTCTATCAATTACTTTACTACTTAGCTTACAGCATTCTCTAAATGCACTTTTCCAAGTTTCAAATTCTCCTGTATTAAATGCTGTAATATTAGATACTTGCTGTATTGCTCTGAATTTAGAACTAATGCTAGTTGTCATATCAGGCTTGCTTGTATCCATATCAATAGTAGCCTGTGTAGGAAATAATTTTACACCGCCATAACCATAAACTAAACCATTTATAGGATTTCTGCTACGCCATACGTGTACGTGATCCCATTGCCAAACAGGAACTTGATAATCAAAATTAAAATCTTCAACTATATCAGCGTCACCGTCAATTATCCAAAACATAGGAGTAGTACAAATTTTTGCAGCTTCTATATGAGCTTGGTGTATTCCTTTAACACCGTGTATTCTTTTACATTCTGGAAAACGTTTTAGGATACGTTTATAATTTTCATCCGCATTTGGTTCTTGATAGCTAATAAAAACAATATCATATGGTTTTGGTTTGCTAACAATTTTATTATGTTCTTTTTTGTTTGCAATAAACATAAATTGCCATTCTCTTTGACTAATTTTAGAATGCTTACTACACAATACAACACCATCGTGATATTCGCCATTAAGGTAAACGTGATTAATTTTTCTGTCATACTCATTGTCAAATGTAAAGTATTCATCAAATGTATAATTATCGTCTAAGTCAATATGATTTGGAACAACATAAAACATTTCAGTTTCTGACTTTGCAAGTGCTTTTAAATAATCTTCATAACTATTAACAAAATAAATTTCATATTTTGCAGGACCTGATCCAATTTCATTCCATTCTTTACGTGCTACAGGAAATCTGTAATCAACTTCTTTTTGTGTTAGAGGTTGATCTTTACTACATAAAAATAAACCATTGTACAATTTTTTATCATCAACTTGATGTACAAAAGCGTGATTTTGTTTTCTTAAAGAAGCATTATGATGTGTAATATAAAAACTTTTTACTAAATCAGTTTGCGAAATATTTTTACTTCCCATCCAAAACATTTGTGTTTTAGACTGTTCTAAAGCATTACAATATTCGTCATAATTATCTATTTCAAAATAATCAAATGGTTTTGGTTTACTTGCCACTATATCTACAAATTTTTTATTGCTGTAAAATCTGTAATCTACTTCTCGTTGTGTAATTTTTAAATTTTTTGGTATTAAGGAAATTCCGTCAAACTCGTTGTCGTTTAAGAATAAATGCACATAGTCGTGACTCCAATCATCTGGAACATAATCAAAGTAAAAATTTGGATCAATTTCTAAATCAGGATACACTACCCACAAAAATTTTGTCACACAACTTTGTTGTGCTTGTTCTATTGTTTTAACACATTTAACTGTAGGAATGCTTTGTTTTAAACGTTTGTAATCTTCTTCGTACAAACTTTTATCGGCAATTAAAAATACATCATACATAACTTAATTATACTAAATATTTTTATCTTTGTCAATATTAGAATAAATACATTGAGGAGAAAAATATGACTGATTTTATACCTGGAGATTCGTATCGCATTGATGTAGTTGGTGCAGATAGTACACTAATGATTGACAGTTGGACAAGCCAAGTAAAAGCCAATGTTGTGAATAGAGATGGTGTTGTACAAGTTGATACTACGTTTGGCAAACTATATGGCCCAATGATAGGCAATATAGAAGATGATGAAGGCGGTATTCTTTTAAATTCAAATAGTAAACAAGTACATATGGATCTTGTAGGAAATGTAAAAGACGAAAGTGGTAATGTAGTTTTAAATTCTTCTACTGGCTTATTGTCAGGTAACTTACAAGGAAGTATTGTAGACCAAGCAGGTGATATGGTTTATGATGCTCAGACAAGTACTTTGACTGTGGATAGAATAGTAGGTGATTTTTATGGTAACTTATACGGCGAAGTGAACCTTGTTGGAACAATAGAAGGTGCTTTTATTGGTAATTTACAAGGAAATACAACAGGAACACATTCAGGTCCTGTAATTGGTAATTTGACAGGTGATGTATCAGGAAGTATTACTAATGAAAACGGCACAGTTCTAGATGGTGGAAGCGGAGTTTTGTATGGTAGTTTAGCAGGAAATATTGTTAGACCAGACACATTAGATTCAGTTTTAAATTGGCACGATTTGCATAAACACTACAACTTGAAATGTGGTATAGAACACCCTGACACTAATTCAACTATTTTGTTTGTAAATGATAATGAACAACAAACCCATATTCGTGCAGGTGTTCATTATTTTGATGGCACTCCTGTTGTTGCACTAACACCGTGGACGGACACTGATAAACCTAGCGTTATTGCAGAATTTTATGGCAATGTAATAGGCGGTATTGTAGATACTGATAAAACTCCAATACTTACGGTTAATGATGGACAGATACAATTATGTGGCGGTGCTACAGGTGAAATCAACATAGGTAAAGATGCTACAGAAACACTTGAAATTTATTCTGATAATATTAGTTTTAAAATGCAATCAAATCCTGTAAACACATCAAATTTAGGACAAATTAATATGTTTGCTTTTAACGGTGATGAAGAAAATAAATTGCCATTAAACCCAGGCGATCATATGATGGTAATAACTTCACACGCTTGGGACGGAGAAGCATATAAGATTGGTGGCGGAATGGGTTTTTACGCAAATACTGAAATAGAGCCAGATCCAGATTTAGAAATATATCCAACAGACTTTGCAATAACATTAAGTGATGGTAGGAACTTACCTAGTGCGTTTTGGGATAATCCTACAGGTTTAAATTTTAACGGTGCAGGAATTTTATCTGCTCCAGTCCTAAAACCAAAAGGACATACCACAGCCGATTTAACAGATATAATTCCAGAAGAAGGAATGATAATTTACAATAAATCATCAAAAACATTTCAAGGATGGAATGGTACTTCTTGGGTTACGCTTGGGTAAACAAAGGTAAAATACTTTCGGCTTCAGGCCACCTTGTTTCCTTTAATGTTTCATAAAACTTATCAACATTAATTTTCCAAAATGTTTGAAACGTACCTCTATATTCTAATTCTATTGGATTTTGCAATACACCAGCAATATGAAAATATTTTGCCCAAAATAAATGTACCTTGTTTTGACTTCCAACATTACCAATATGAGTGCTAAGATATAAAGGTTTATCTTTACCGATTCCTTCTATACAAGCTGGCAGTAGAAACTGAGAAGCGTGAGAATAGTGAATATCTTTTTTACCTTTTAAACTTTTTACTCTTTGCTTTCCAATTAAGTGAGTAAGCACACAAGTCCTTGCACCTATTCTATATGCATCTTTGCCTAGTATTCCCAACTCTTGTAACTTATGTGCTACAACGGTACCAACTGGCTGTTTGTTATACAACAAAACCCATAACTTTGCATCTTCATATTTTTTAATATAATCAATTAACATTTCTTGACTACTGTTATTATAAAATTTTTTCTTTTCAGCTTCTTTATAAAAATTTGTTAAGTCAATATCATTATTATATAATTTTATTTCAAACATATGTTTTACATAAATCAAAAAAATCAGTCATTTCAGGAAAAACTTCTAAATGATTTACTCCACGTCTACGATTTTGTTCAGTAAAAAACTTATGAAAATCTTGACGTCCTTGAATAACTTTTTCCAAAGGATATTCAGTAGTTTCCATATAGTCAACAACACGTCTAAACTTTTCATATTCAATAGTACTAAATGCATCTTTTCGATTATCATCAACGTTTTCTTTTATAAACTGCAAATGGTCACGCATATAACCTAAATATTCTTTTGGCAATATATTCATATCATATTGCAAAGGTTCTTTCAAGTGTGGTGTATCAAACCCCAAGCGTTGCCATCTGTGTGTTTCTACGTCATTGTATTTTGCACGCCATTCTAAGATTTTTTCTAAGAGTGTGCGGAATGTTGTTACACTGAATATATTGAACGTAATCATCAACACCATAGGTGCTTCACAGTTGCGCATAAAATAATCCAAGTTGCGTTCAAACACTTCAATGTCTAATCCGTCACGTATGTATTCTGCACGTTTGCCCCAAGTATCAATACTTGTAAACATTTTAAAGCGTCTAATCTTATTGTTTGTTAATAAATCATTTACACGATTTGTAAACTTTTCTAATTGCTTTGGTTTGCCGCCTAAGTTGCTGTTACAGTTTAGTTCTAGTTCTGGCTTAGGATCTGCATCTAACATATCAAACAACCTATATGTGCTTTGTTGGATAGTCGGTTCGCCTCCTGTAATACGTAATATGTGTAGCTCTTTACTTAGTTCAGGCCACCATCGCCAAAACGCATCTAAATATGGATTGTTTTCTTCTTCAAAAATTTGAAACCAATCAATATCACATCTATGATTTTTAACCATATCATATGGCCCGTGTTGTTTGATTTCTTGATAATATCTACTGCTGGCTTTAGGATGACAATATCCACAACGAAAGTTACACTCGTTACCAAAACTAACTTCTAAGTATTCAGGATTTACATCAAACTCTGCACCTCCTTCTTTTACAGCATTTAATCTATGTTTGAAGAAAATAGTTTGATTGCGTTGTTTTCTGTCACTTACATAATCTTTACCCATTGCTTCAATTTTCCAGCAATAGTTACAACCAGCAGGTTGATCACCACGCATCATTGCAGCACGTTCTTGTTTCTTTTGTGCTGTGTTGTGTATTGCACTTGGATTTTCTAGTAATGGTGCTGTGTCAATCTTATGGGGAGCAGGATGATAACAACTATGTGTTTCACCTGTTTGGAAATAAATGTTGGCGTGATACCATTTTGCAAAACAAAATGTAGGCGAAATTTGTTTTGTTATTTCATCAATACGTTTGATTTCTTCTGCTTCAGAGCGTTCCATTACTCTCTGTCCAAAAACTGCTTGCTATTATCTCTGCTAGGATTTTGATATACAGTCTTAAAAAAAGTGCTTTGACCTGCATCTAAAGGCTCTATTGCTATAGGCAACAGAAGTTCATTAATTAATTTTACTCCATAATCTTCAGTAGCAAGAAACATAGCTTCGTCATCTATTTTTTTGTCATCCCAATATTCATTCAAATACTTAAAATCTCTAACATTTATATGGTCCCAATCTGTACACATTGTTTTATACAAACCTTCTCTAGCACCATATATTGCCCAACGTCCGTTTTCTACATCTGCTCCTACCATTAACCATATGTACAAACGATGTAAGTTTTTCCAATGATTTTTATGAAACTGCTCTGCTGTGACACGCAATCCTTGATCTAGTGCCATTTTTACACCTTCTCTAAAACCTGCACGCCAGGCTTGATGAGGTGTAGCATTATTATGCACATCACTAAAAGTGCCATTCATTTGCACATATTGTGTGTTCCAACAAAAATCTACTTGAGCGTGTGGATTATCTTTAGGCGCATTTTCGTGTGTACGCATATCAAGTACATACTGCTTAGGCCAGCATTTGATTCCTCCGTTACCATAACTTAAACCATTGATTATATTTTTTGCTGTCCAACTTATAACTTTATCAGTTAAATCTAAATTTTCGTCAAAATCAATCGACTGTGATAGGAAATCATCACGTATACAGTTGTCACCATCTACAGTTATAAATCTATCTGTTTCTGACAATTCAGCACAGGCTTTGTGGGCGGCATCACTGCCTTCAACTCCGTGGACACGTTTTGCCCAAGGAACTTTCTTGCATAAATCTGCATAATTTTTTTCTGCATTTGGTTCATCATAACTTAGATAAACAATATCATAATCAATTACACGAAATGTGTTAGCCATTTATAACCTCGTGGTAGTATGTAGAGAACTTTCTTACAGTATAAAGGCTAACATTAATTTTGTCAAATTCAAAATCACTATCAAATTTAATTTTATCTTGTGTTGAAAAATCTAAAGTTCTGTATAAAACATTAGGATCATACAACTTTGTAACACTATAAATTTGGTTATTTGGATTTATTGTAATTTTTTGTAAATCTATGTATTCTTTAAATGTAACATCTAATTTTAATTCCCAACATTTATCAATATTATTTTGCACAATTGTAATTTCGTTAAGACCAGTTAATTCTTTTGGTATTTCATACAAAAAGTTTTGCGTATTGTCGCCTTCATTATATTGTTGTATGCTCTTTACAATGTATCTTTTTTCAATAAAATCGTATTCCACTTTGTAGTTTGTTAATGATTCTTTACCTTCAGCAAACTTCCTAACTTCTTCAAAATCTACGAGCAAATTTTCAAAGTTTTCATCTGGAGTCCTTGCAATTTTGTTTATTACACCCTTTTCGTCAAAACAAATATATCTATCGTTGTTTATAGTAACTTTTATCATATTCCTAAATACTTTTCATATATGTTAATTATCCTTTGAGTAACAAAGTCATCTTCTGTATAATGAAAAATTCCATTCTGTGAATAATTTCCAATTTTTAATTGTAAATCTTCTCCAAGGTATGTTCCTACTCTATTTTGCCATCTATCGACAACATTATTTGTCCAGTTTTGTATTCTTGGTTTCATATGTGTAAAGCTAGGATACTTAACTCGTGAATTTGTAACTTGACTTTCTATATTCATAATTTTTGTTGCTATTGCAGACGATAAATCTATGCTACATTTACGCTGATACATTCTTCCGCCAGCGTGTTGTCTGTAAAACTTTTGCCAATTATTTGTAATCATTTCTAACCAAGTATAAAATTCGTGAGATAAATCACATTTTTTAAAATAATGTACACCACAGTAAATATTTGGCAGATAATTTTTTTCAAATGTGTGCCTGTAATAATTATTAGTAATTAGTTCATTCCTGTAAGTATATACATTGCTTGTAAAAAACAAATCATAATTTTGCAAAAAATCAAACCAAGATGATATATCTTGTAATACAAGCATATCAGTATCCATTACAAGTGTATCATCATAAGGTGATGCGTGATAAATCTTCCATCTGTTTTCAATTTTCCAATCTGAATCTTTTGCGTGATCGCCCCAAGGTATTTCTACAATATGATCAAACAAAGGTTTATATTTTGTAGGTACTTCGTCGTTTGTAATAAGACAAATGTTTGCATCATTGTTTGTTGCCTTTATACTCATAGCATTTAGATAGGCTTGTTGTACATAATCAACTTCTGTATTTTGTGCTAACATTGTAAAATTAGGCATTGATAATTCTTTCCAAACTAAATTTATTCATTATATGTAAATTACTACCTTTTAATTTTACTAGTGTGTATTCACCAAGTCTATCTTGCTTTTCTACTAAAAGTTTAAATTCGTCGTTGTTCAAATCAATCAATATATCTCTATCAATAGAATAATATTTTTTGCCTGGTATTGTGCCGATAAAATTATTTTCAACATAACCAGATAACATATGCACAGCAATGCTAAATGCAAAATCATTTCTATATACGGTATTCTTAAACTGATATACACCTCTGTAATGTATATAATTTTCTTTGATATGTTTTACTAAATTAAAAAAAGTTTCGGTTACAAAAGTTTTTTTAAAGTAAATTACAGTTGCCCAATAAAACGTAATTCCGCTGTCACTTATTTTTTTAAATTCACTTGTGTTGTTATGAATACCTAAATGTGTCGCATCTTTAAACATAAGTAAATCTTTTTGTTGTTTGAAACAATTTAATAATTTATCATTTGCTACAATGTAATCTGTATCCATAACAATTGTTTCATCATATGGCGATAAGTCAAAACTAAATTCTCTACCACTATTGTTAAATGATAGTATTCTTTTACTTAAAGATCCATCTCTATAAGATTTTTTGTTAGATTGTTTTTGATTTAATTTAATAATTTTATCAAAACAACTATCTTTAACATCAACATTAGTAACTAAACTTACAGGTAGTTGCAAATATTTTTGTATACGGTTAGCACAAAATATTGCCTGTTTTACGTAATTTATACTTTCGTTATTAAATGCAAATAACAGTACACCTTGGCTCATAAATCCATAATACTTTCAATTGATCTATTTTTCTTAAGTTTATTATATTCTGTAAGGTATCTATTAGATGCTTCAAAATATGTACTTATAATTGAGTTTGTAAAACTTTCTAAATCTTCAACTTCAATAGGTATATTGTTATCATCAATTAGTATAGTTGATTGTTGTTTCAAAGAAAGCAAACTTTGACAAAAACTAACTAGTTGTTGTGTAATAGAAAACTGGCCACCATTAAAATAATAGACAAGATTTTCAGAATATTGTTCTTTAAGCAATCTCGTTTGATTGTTTAATGTAACCATATAGTTGCTAATGTCAAGTGCTTTTTCAAGACGTTCGTCCATAGAAATCTCCATATATAATTAATATTATATAACAAATTTATTCAATTGTCAAAGGCTAAAGTGAACTATCTACAGTTCCAGTTGGAGCAGTTTGAACAATAGCATCAAATGTACTTGCGCCAATTGTAAAATTACTATTAGGTGTAAAAGTATATAAATTACTTGTAACTGTACCACCAACTGATTCATCAACTGGATCATTAACACCTTCTGACTGGCCACCTGTACCTGTATCACCATCATCAAATACAATTTCAAAAATCATTTGTGATGTGTTAGGAACAACAATATTAATTTGGTATTCATTATCATCATATATTTGTGTAACTGGAACAGTGCCTGGATTTCCTCCAGTTACACCACCACCTTGTTTAGTGTATAATCTTGTTGGAGATGTGAAGAATCCACCACTTGTATTTGAGTTTGTACTCAAAGATCCTAAACCTAATGATGTTCCTGTGCCGCCTGTACCAAGTGAATCAGTTACATAGTTAGATCCTTTTTTTCTAATTCGTATTTTGCCCATTTCAGCAAGTATTCTGTTCCAATCCCAATCTTTTGTATTAGATGTACCACTTGTACCGCCTGTTAAACTAGCATCGAAACGTATTTGTCCACCTGCGTTCCAAAAATGGTTACGTGCATTTGCACTTGCCCAACTTACTGTTACCCTGTGTCCGATCCTTGATGTTGCACCAGTACCCCAAGCTGTAGACCTAGAACTACTTGTACTTGTAGATGAAGATGTAAGCAACGATGCTTCATCAAAGTTAGCTGTTGGAAAATCTGTTGATACCGGATTAAATGCTACCACATCATCTGCAAATAAATCAAAATTTGTTACATTTACAAATCTAATTAAATCTCCTACTTCTACATCGTCAATATCTACACGAGTGTTTGCAATATTAGTTTGATGTATATATCCTGCTTGTAAATCTTTCCATAGATTTGTTTGTTGAAGTGAAGTTACTGTGTTTCCAATAGCAACTGGTGAACTTAAAAGAGTTCTACCGTATCCTAAATCAACATTACTAGTAGTAGGACCAACTATTGGTGCCATTAAATTATATATTGCATTGTATTCAGATGCTAATATCTTGTCTCCTACACCCATTGTAGATCCTTATAAACTTTGTAATACAGTAATTGTTGGCGATTCACTTTCAACATATGGTCCTGTAGATCTATATTCTGTAAGAACACTTTCTAATGTACCTTCTACTCTTTCGTCAGCTCCACCGGAGCCATTTGCATCATCTGTAAATTCAATTAAAAATTGCAACTGTAAATTACTATTTTCTTTGACTTTAATTGTATATTCATTTTCAATATAAACTGCACTACCTGTTTTAGTATATATTGTTTGATACGTACTTGTCAAGTCATAATTTCCAATTGTTGATCCTGTACCGTTTGCTAGACTGCTAACTGTTTCTTGATAGTTAAATGATATAACCCCCATATTAGTAAGCATTGCATCCCAGTCTCCAGATTTTGCATAATTGTCTGCTCCAGGACTAGGTATGTTATTTAAACTTGCAGAAAATCTTAATTCTCCTCCTGCATTAAAGAAACCTCTACGTGCATTTGCTGTAGTAAATGTAACTTGAAATTCGTGTGAAACAACTTGAGGTGTTGCGGTACCTCCCCATAAAGCAGTTCTAGTTCTTGTATTTTTTATTGCTGGATCTGCTTGGGTTGAATCCACATTGTACTTTGCGGTTTCACAAAGTGTTATAAGTGCTTCATATGTTTGATAAGATTCTTCACCAATTGTATGATAAAATGCTCCACCAGATATATATGAGCCCCAAGTTACCTCTCCAATTGGGTTTGTAAATGGCAGTCCTTGTGTTCGATCATAATTAGAATATAATTCAAATTCTGTTGCAGACAAAACTTTAGCATAACCTGATACACCATTTAATTGTGTCATACCTACTACGCCTACAAATTGGTCCACCCAAAGTCCGTTAACTAAATTATGATTTACAGTAGTAGTTATTGTTACTACATTATTATTACTTGTGTTTATGTACGCATTTTGAATTAGATATTGAAATGTATTATCACTAACTTGCTTTATAGCATCTGTAGGTTCTGTTCCAGTTTGGTGAGTTCTAATTTTTATTAAATCTGCATAAAGCTGATTCATTTCTACAGCGGTTACTGTGGCTTCTTTAGATACCTGTTGAGAACTTACTGCTTGATTATATCCAGTTGCTCCTACACCAACTCCTAACACAGTTGCTATTCTAGATTGTAACACATTGTATCGTGCAGCAGATATAATTTGGTTAACCATAAAACTATCCTTTTATATACTTATGTCTTTAGCACACACTCTACAAGTTTTTCATCACCTATTTCGTTTGATTCTAAAGCAATACCTACTAAAGCAGTTGTTTGCACTGTAGAACATACACCGTCTTCCCAAGCATAAATTGCTTGTCCTTTTGCAACAGGACCTTTTACCCTAATTGGTAATCTTCCTTTAAGGCCTATGTATTGTCCTTCAGCGTCACTGTTCATCATATATGCTGGATCTGTTGATACGACACCAATACAAACATCACTTGATTTTGCAGGACGAACTTCATAATCATCATCTCCACCAACTGCAACTGCTGTGCCTGGCGCTAATTCTTCTGCTGTTGAATATTTTTCTGCTAAATCTGCATATCTTGCTCTAGATGCTGTACCAGTAAATACGTTTGCAACTAAATTTCCATTTACATCTCTAATAGCTACAGTTTCTCCTGTGCTATCAAGAGCACCTGGATAGTCAGTTCCTGAAACTCTAACTGCATCTGCAGAAGTTGCATTACCAGAAAAGGTAGTTGCGTGTACTGTATTCCATTTTTTTGCAGATGTTCCTAAAACATATGCATTGTTAATAAATGGAACAAATCCTGTATCAGTATCATTTTGAATTCTTGCAATTTCTATTAATCCGGTACTGGCTGTATATGATTGAAATTTAATTTCATTGCCAATTAAATTTGATATTGTAGCTTCATTACCATTAGTCACGTGCAATTGTAAATCTAAACTATCACCAATTTTAATACCTTCGTCGTCAGGTATTTCTAATGCTGAACCAGCACCTGCAGATGAAATAAAGTTACTTGAATCTAAACCATTAAGTTTTAAAGCATTACTTGAAGTACCCCAATAAATTGCTGTATTTGTATCATCATCTTGCCCTGTAATTCCTGTACTAGGAGTTCTAATTAATGTTATGCCTTTTTTAACTACAGGAAAATGTCCTGTAATGTCATAATCATCTAATGCTGACGGTTGTGTAGAACTTGGTGTAAAATCAACATCACTTATCATATAGACTGGATTGTTATTTACAAGGGCAATAACTACAGGAATAGCAACATCTGACGGACTGGAATTAACATTTGTACTTAACAATTGTGTAGTACCTGTACCAGCAGCTTGAGGTCCTACTAATACAAATTCACTTGCACTTGTTCTAGCAAACAACTGATTTGTGTTGCTATTATACCAAAGATCTCCTTCAACTAACCCAGCTGGTTCTACTGAAGCAACTTCTGCTCCGCCTGCTGTTTTCCAGGTTGTTCCTGTATAATATTTTAATTTGTTGGTAGAACTATCAAACCAAACTTGTCCGCTTATTGCTTTTGCAGGACTTGTTGATCCAGCAAAACTTTCTAGTAAAAATAAAAAGTTTTCGTTTTGTGCTTCGCCATATCCGCTATAGTTTTTACCTATTAATTTTAAATCAGTTGTGTTGTCAACTGTACCATCTTCTAGTGATAATAATTGTGCTCCACTAAATCTATTAATTATGTATGCCATTGTTATTCCTCAAGTTGCAATGTATTTATTTGTTTTACGGCGTATAAACAGTTGTCTCCTGGTGTGTCCAAACTCCAGCAATTACTTTGAATCTCATTGTGTAACGTGTAATATTAAACGTTACATTAATTGGTACTGCTGTGGCACTAACGTCTTGTACTACACTAACGTTTTGTGTACCACCACTATCTACAGCAATAAAACTTTTATTCAATTGCGCATTAACGTCTGCTGTATCAGTTCCAGATGCTGCAATTGCACTGGCGTGTATGTATGCCAGTGTTTGATTAGGTACTGTAGTAGCATTTACTAGTGCTTGTAGTATTCCTTTAACATCATTGTTATCTGCTGAATTTGTGCTTGCTGTAATTGTTAATCCGGTAACATCTAATCCAAAAACATACGGCTTAGATCCTAATTCAACATCAACATATTGTTTTGTAGCAACTGCATCGTTATCTGATTCTGTAAGTAAAGGATTCTCTGTAACAGCTCTTGCACTTATTGGTGTTTTTACGCCTTTTATTTCTTGTGCTGTACCAATTACTTCAATTGGACCATTTGATGTAAGTTCGATACCAGCACTAGAGTTTGTTATTCTATTGCTGTCTATATTGATATTGTCAATTGTTAGAGATTCAAGAGATCCAATATTTACAAGTCCTGGTGCTGAAGTTACAGTTGATGCTATTGATGTTTTATCAATAAGAACGTTTCCTTCTAGTAATAAGCCTCCGTCAGCATTGTCAATGTTAATATTGTCTTCTGTTGTCCAAGCAGTTGTTGCTGTTCTATAAGTCCACTTGATACTTCCGCCAGTTGTTTCTATTAACAAACCTGCATCATCAACAAATTCGCTACTACTATCAAGTAAGCTACTATCATCTGGGATAGCCAACTGAATGTTTTTATCTGCTACCCTTAACGATGTAACTGATTCATTTACAAGTGTACCAACTGTTAAATCGCCTTCGATTCTTAAATCACCTGTAATTCGTTGATTGCCTGTAACATCTAAATCGTATGCAGGTGTTTGTGTAAAAAATCCTATTTTTCTAGTGCTTGCATCAAAATATTGAGCTGTGTAAGGAGCAGTAGAATCTTTCATTTTAATTTCATAATCTACATCAGTAATAGTATTTGAATGCGTAACAACACCTCCGGAAATTAACAAATTGTAGTCAGAATCTGCTCCTATTACAATACCTTGATCGTTAGCAATTCTTAATTTTCCAGCCATTGTATCACCGGCTGTGTCAGTTGCACTTACAAAATCGTTGATTCTAAATTCTGTTCCTAGCTCGTCTGTGATAGCAAGTGCTTTATCAGCAATACCATCAAGTACAAAAGTACTAAAAGCACTGTTAACATTCATACCCATTCTTAGTGTTGAGAATCCTGTTATTTCTATAGCAGGTGTAAATGCTTCTCTTGCAATAATTATTAACGGTGTTCCACCAACATATATGTACACAATAACTTTGTTCAAACCAAATAAATCTTTAACAGTATCTACCTTAATTCCGCTAAGACCTTGTGTTTTAGTATAATTAGGGCCTATAAGAATCCAAGACTGTCCGTCCCAAAAATAAACTTGATTTGTAGTGCTATCAATCCATATATCACCTTCTACTTTTTCTAAAGGTGCTGTTGCACTTATTACACTACTGTCTGTACTTCTAAATGTAGTGCCATCATATACTTTTACTCTGTCTACTGTAGAGTCAAACCAAAGTTGTCCTTTTATAGGTTTAGATGGCGCTGATACGTTTGCAAAATTTTCAAGCAACTTTATAAAGTTTTCATTTAAAAATTCACCAAACCCAGAATAATTCTTTCCTATAAAAGTAAGATCAGTTGACGTATTGTCTATTTTACCATCAATTAATTCTGTTAATAATGTACCATCAGTTTTGTTTAACCTATAACTCATATCACTTGCCCCGTATATATAATAAAGTTCATTGCAAGGAACGGATCAGTAGTATCTAATGGATTATTTGTAGCACCCGGTATACCACCAGTTACTGAAATTTTAGTTCCGCTTGCTCCATCTGCAGCAGCTCCACCTGCACTAGAACCTGATCCAGTTTGTGATGCAACTGTAGTTGTAGCATAATATTGGTCTCCGGTGTCACTTTCTAAATCGTGTGTGTGATCAGGTAAATTAGCTGAAGTAATTGTATTAGTTGCGTTACCGCTTACACCTCCGAGAGATGCGGTACCTGATGTGATTCTATTGTTATTACTGCTAGGAGAACCAAGTAAGCCGACTGGATGTCTACCTCTTAAATCTGGAAGTGCAAATGTGTTTGCACCAGAAGATCCATATGTTGTTCCAATTACATCATATAGTAAATTATATGTTGTAGCAATTTGAATAGATCCATCACAAAATAACCATCCTGATGGTGCTGTGCCTCCAGCATATGGCATCACTGACCCAATTGGAATTGTTTGAATACTTCCTATAATATCGTTTTGTGTTGCTTTATATAATGTGCTTCCTCTTGCAACTAGCAGTTCATCTGTTCCAACAATTGGCGCTGGTACAGCTGGCTTATTTGTAACAAAAGTAGGATCAATTACACTATTTGCAAAAGTTTTTGTAAGCCCACCTGTTTGTCCGTCATAAGTGAAACTGTCAGCAGTTACCTCACCAACTAATCTAAATGTTGTTAAACTATTAAGTTTTCCAGAACTTGTTGATGTTCCGTTCAGTGTTCCTGTAATACTTAAACTTGATCCACTTTTTGGTTGAATTGATGTAGTGTTTATACGATTTGCGTATAAATTATCATAGTAAAGAGTAGTATTACCAATATTATTTGCACTATCTGTTTCTGGTAGTAAAGTTTCAGCAACTATATTGCTGTTTACTGTAAGGCTACCGCCAACGTGCAAATCTTGTGCTACACCTATACCTCCAGGAGTTGTAATAGAACCTGTAATACTACTTGTAGAATTTGTTGTATCTGTAGTTTTTAATGTTCCGCTTGTTAATATGTTTCCAGTTACATCTAATGCTTCTGTTGGGTTTGGATTATTAATCCCTGTATTGTTTGTATTTTCTGATTGTTTAACTCTTATTGCAGGAGTTGAAGATACAATCGACCTAATATCTAATGTTCCTGTACCAAAATGTTCAATAATACTATCTGCATCTTCAATTTGTAAACTTAGGGTTTTTGTTTGTCCTAGTTCAATACCTCTATTGTCACTTATTCTAATAGGTGCATCAATTGTTTGCTTTCCAGCTTCTGCATCGTTACGCACAAAGTTTGTACCTGGCACAGGCAAATTGTTTATAACAATATTGTTTGCTCTATCTGCTGTACCGTTTAACACAGACGATAATGTCCTGTTTAAGTTTATACCAACTTTAAAAGGAACCGATGATGTATAACCTGCAATATTTGTTTTTGGTGCAAATTCTTCATCTGATATAATTGCTACAATAACATCTTCTGCATATATTGCTGTTACTTGTTTTGCAGGAGTGTCATCTGCTCTATCAATACTATATGCAATTGCACCAGTGATTTGTGCAGAACTATATTGTGGACCTACAAGCACATACCCACTACCTGAATAAATGTACATTTGACTATTGTTAGTGTCGACCCAAATATCTCCTACTACACTATTATCTGTTGCTGGTTGAACTGTTGATTTTTTTAATCCGCCTGCTGATACCCATTGTGTACCATCATATATTTTTAATTGGTCAATCCCTGCTGTAGTATCATACCACAATTGTCCTTCGACAGGATTGCTAGGTGGATTTGCATTAGCAAAATTTTCTAACATATGTAATAAATTTGTATTAAAACTTATTCCATAACCTGTAGAGTTTTGTCCAATCAATCCAAGACTTGTATCTGTATTGATTGCATTATCTTCTACAGTTATTGTACCTTTATTTGCTTCATCTGTAAAGGGTATTTCATATGCCATTAGCTATTCCCTCCGCTAAGGCTTTGTACTCTTACAGTGTAGTCAATTTGAATCAATCTATTCAATGATTTTTGCACTGGGTGAAAAATTACGTGTGTAATTAATCTACCTGTACCACTAGCACTATAGCCTCTCAATCCTAACTCGTCAAATACAAACTGTTGCTCAGTATCTGCGGCAGTATCAAATGCATCTTGTCCATCTGGTTCGCCATAATCAAGTAGACAGCTGATGACAATATCGGTGTAATTAGTGCCGGCAACGTGTCTAGTTTCAATTTTATTACGTGTAGGATCAAGATTATTAACATTATTTGCATCAACAACTTTAGTATAAGTTTGATTGTATAAACTTGCGTTTGTTCCTGTGCTATTAGGTGTCAAATAAGTTATAATTCCAGTTGGATCAACAATTGTTCCACCGTTACCAAAACTCATTTCACTTATAAATCCTTGGCCAATATTTCCAAGACTTTCTGCAAGGCTTATACTCATATTCTCATAATGAATTGCATTGCGTTTGTCAACAAACACAAAGCCCGTTTCTGGGTTGAATATTTTTATATGACCTTCTATATGTACACCGTTTTGTTCTTTTTCTATCATAATACTATCCTTATTGTATTTATCGGGCGAGCTTATATGTGCTATCTGTTAGAAACTTGCTTATAGTATTTTTACTATTAGCTAAACTGACACCGTCGTCATTCCAAATCTTTCCTGTTTTTCTTATAATTTTAACTTCAGTATTATTCAACGGAGCATTTACCACAGTCAAAATATTGTTTTGTATTGTAAATTCTGGAGCAACAACAACATCACCTCCAGGGCTATCTTGATCCTTTGTTTCATCATATACATAGTAATTATAATCAGCCGTTGTATTATTAGGATCAACTGGTATAGCTTTTCTAAGTCGTTTACCTGCAACAAATACATCAAATTCATTCACACTGGAAGGCGTCCAATTTAATATAAACTCGTTAGTGCTTCCGTCTCCAACAAACTTTTGAGTGTATGTTGTGTCTTGGTACGGTATAGTTTCGCTAGTACCTTGATGAAATACTCTACTTCCTTGGTTGTGTAATTCTTTTACACCAGTACCTAAAGTGCCTCTGCGAAGCTGTCGTAAAACATTACCATCTTTTTCATAATATTCAATTCTTTCACCATCTATAAAAATTATACCAGGAATAGATGATTGTCTATTTGGCTCGTCTAATCCATCTGAGCTGTCTAAGACTATTGCTAAATCATAATAATTTAGGGGTGAAGTTAATCTGTATTCTCTTTCACTGTTAATACGTTTATAATGATATCTATTCAACATATCTTTGAATATTCTAAATGCAAATTTCTTTTTACTTACTGGTGCTGTAAAATATAATATTTCTATTTGATCATTCAAAATAGGAGCATTTGATAAAATTATAGTTTTTCCATCTTCGGCAAGAATGTAATCTGACTGTGCAGTTAAAAATTTACCGTTTAAAAACACCCAAGCATAATTTGCACTAGGTATAATACTATTTAAAACAATATGTCCTTTGCTTAATAGATTTTTTGCAAAGTAATCTGCAGAACCTTCTGGTGCTTCTGTGCCATCATAATTTACACAATAACTTAATCTTTCAAACTCATTTGTGTCGTGATTAGAAAATACGTAAATTTTTACATCTTCTGTAGGAATGTCTTTTAGACTCAATCTATCACTTTCTACTACATTGATGCTATCTATTCTAAAATCTGTACTATCATCAAAATATAATGTAGGTGTATTGTCTTTTTCTGATAATAATATTAAATCTCGTACATAACCTTGCAATTTGATAGTTACGTCATCGCCGGATTTTGTGTATTCTTGAACTGTAGCAATTACATTTGTACTATCATTCAGTGTAAAATTAATTTGATCAAGTGGCTCATAATCTACAAGGCTTCCTGCATTTGACAAGTTTACTACAGTGTCAACAAAGAAATATTCTGCACTGTCTATAATGTAAACACGCATTACATCTCCTGGTTTGCCTACTGCTCTAGTTGTTAAGTCTAGTCTTCCATTTATAGTATCATAAACATAATTTACAGGATCTATTTTACTATCGTTGATGTAAACTAATATATCAGATTGTTTAATAAGTGTTTTATCTTTAAACTGCCAATTATCAATTTCGTATGTTCTATCAGTTGTAAGCGTATGTTTTACAACGTGTCCTGCTTCTAAAAATTTATCTCCAACTTTCACTAATATGTTATGACTAATTGGTTTTTTATTGAAAGGTAATGTGACAGCTCCATTTACTCCAAATGTATGCGAGCGTTGTGTTGATACAAATCTATCAAATGTATCATCTATTGCAAGCTGACTATACTTAGTTCCTGTACCTGCATATAAAGAATAAGTTACTATTGAATTTAATGTAGGGGCTTCTCCAAGAGTAATAATAATTCTATCTGCATTTTCCCCATATTCTGGACCTGCTTTATCGATAGTGAAGTTTGTGGTTACTACACCATTTATTGCTATAACACCAGTAATATTTTCTACCCAATTATATCCTGTGATAAATGTCCTTGTCTTTCCGTCACCAGTGAAAGTATCACTATCAATGATACTAGATCCATTTGTTCCAATTGCTAGTAATGATAAATGTTTACCTACAGGAAGTAAAGAACTATCACTTATTCTCAGTATTTTTTCAATATAATCTATTTCATATTGAGTAGGATCTAAAACTACATTATCTAGTTTAACAATAACGCTATCTTGGTTTGCTGGTAAATCTTCTAAATAATATTCTGCTGAAATACCATCTGTTCTAAAGTTTTGCACTGTTATTGCACCTTGCCCGTCACTAACTCTTTCTATTACTTGGATGTCAAGTGTATCTAAAACCTGTCCTGGAACTTGTTCTTCAGGACCTTTACTAGATGTAGGTGTAACAAATCCATCACCATCAACTACTACGTCACCTGAAGCAACTCCTGTTGCTGTTTGGAAAATGTTACCAAGATTTGTTAGAGATCCGCCACTTATTTCAGTATCAAAAATTACACCAGAAGGAGTAAATGCGCCATCGCTTGATTCTTTTCTTATAATTATTGTATCGCCATCTTTTGTTACAAGTAAATCTTCATTAATATCAAATGTAGATGTTATGCCGTCTCCAGTAATTGTAAGCATAATAGCATTTGTATTATCTTGTCCTACTGTTCCAAATTCAGGATCATCTATTCTTATAGGATTATCACTAAGTCCAGCAGTAGCAGACTTGTAATAAATGTTATATTTTATACCGGATTCAAAAGGCTTGCTTGCTGTAATTGTTTTTGTACTTCCATCAAGAATTATAACTTCATCTTCTAGATTTCCTGAGAATCTATCAAAGTCGGTTATGCCAAATTTATCACCTGAGTCAAAGCCTGTGTTTGCACCAAAAGTTGCTGTGTCAATTTGTACACCGCCATAATCAACTCCATCCATCAATTGTGATAATTCTTTACCAAACTGTCCAGTTGTTGGATTGTAGTAAAAATTAATTCTATCAGTAGCACTTAAATAATTAATATCTTTTTTGTATGTTATAACTATACTTGTAGCATTAGACGGAGGATTAGTAAATGTTATTCTTCCAAAGTTTCTTGTGTAAGATGCAGTGGTGTCTAAAATATTTTCAACAATGTAATCACTAGATAGTTGTTCTACAGTATCTACTACAACTTTTGTATCTGCAGGTTTTACACTTATAGGCCATTTCACATTAAATTCTATTTGCGAACCTGTTCCTGTAAAGTTTTCAGTAACATCAAGATCTGTAACCAAATAAGAACCAGATACTCTATCAAATTTAATCAACATATGAGTTGATCGTACAGGAGAGTTTCCAATTATAGCATAAGCTATAACAGGAGTTCCTGTATCACTTTGACTGCCTGTAACTGTAATATTTGGTGCAGTTATGTATTTTTTACCTTGTGTGTTAACAACAATACCTGTTACTGTATCACCTGATAAAGTTGTAGTGCCTGTAATTGTTGGGCCACCGCCACCTGAAATAGTAACGGTAGGCGATGAATACCAACCAGATCCTCCATTGGTAATTTTGATTTCTTTTATTTCAAAACCAACATTATCAAACCAATTCTTTTGAGGATATGTTGTAACAAATTCACTGTAGTTACTTATTTGGCTATCTACAACCTGTGCAGGTTCAGGAATAATTTTTTGTGCATTTGCATCATAGCGCGGCGGTAAGTCAAAATCGCTCACAACTGTTGATGTTGGTTCTATATTTTCATATGCACTTACATATTCCCTTATTTTTGCACTGTAAGGTTTGACTTCGTTAACATATTCTAAATAACTATCAAGGCTATCATTTTTGTATGTCACTTTTTGTGATAATTGACCTACGTTGTGTTTTGCTTTAATAAAAGATGTTTTAAATATCCAATCTACGTTAGGTTGTTCTGCTAGTGCATATCTTACGCTACTAAAAAATAATTTATTCCACTCAACTAATAATTGGTCAACAAATATATCTTCTTTGATTGCATTTAATATTACTCTTACTTCTTCACCAGCATCTCTATCATACAAAGCACTATCATACACAGCTTTGTCAAATCCAAATTTTTCATTGCTGTAAAGTAGTCTACTGAATTCTATTGTTCCGTTTTGTCTACCAATAGTTTCATAATTTACTGTGTAATCTACTTCTGCTTGGTTGTCTATTTTGCGTAACAACAACCAACCACCTGAGCCTATTGTTTCAACTTTTACAATATCACCTAAGTTGTCTTGTAATCCTTCTAATGCATAACTACCCGGTACAAGATAATCAATTGCTGTTTCAACACTATAGCCGGTTGCGTACCAGTCAATATAATTCCAATACAAACTTGCATCATAATTTTGATTATTAATTCTGATCCATTCTTTTTCTGTCTGATTCCATATGTAAGTTGTCCAAAAACCTAACAACGTTGAGTCAGAATTTATAAGTGCAGTAAACGGTCTTACTGTTATCACTGTGCTTTGAGAATAATTTATACCAGCATTTACAATGTTTGCTTCTATAACTTGTCCTAAATTGTTTATATAAGTTTCAATTTCTGCACCAGTGCCTGAACCTTGTATTAAAACACTAGGTCCTCTACGTTTTGTTTCTGTTGCACTATTAAATGCAGGATCTATATAACCTCTACCAGGTTCAGTAATTAATACGTTTGTTAATCTTCCATCTGTAATTGTTACATCTAATGTGGCTTGTTTAATCTTTGACGTTCCAACAAATCGTAAGAGTGTTTCATTTTCAATAGCAGTATCATATGTTCTTGAAACAGCAGTAGGAACAGGATCTTTGCTAGACAATTTGCTAATGTCAAATTCATCTACAATAAGATTTTTTGCTAAAACTAAATTTATGCGCTCTATTACTTGCTTTAATGCTTCTGTTTTATTCACAAACATTGTTTGTAATGGGTTGTCTAAAATACCATATCTTCTAGCAGGACTTAAGGTAGTAACAGGTAGTAATGTTTTTTGTTCGTCATACCCAACTAAACTATCTATCCATTTGTCTACAATCTTATCACTTGGTTGACTTGTTGATAATCCTTCAGTTATTAAAGAGTACTCTCTATGTAAATTGTTTGGTAACACTTCCTCTGTATTATAATATTCAAAATGCAAAATTGTATCTTCATCTTTTACTAAACTTTGACAATTATAAACTGCAAAATTATCTGTGCCAAACAATCCAACAAACCTATAACCATTACCAGCAGGATCTTCTATTAAAGATGCAACAGTGTCTGCACTGATTGTTCTGTTTTCAAGTACAGGAACCACTTTTGAATTTTTTACCCAATAAAAATACTTTGACGAAAATAAACCAGTAATAGGATCATAAACATTTTTTCTTACATAGTTAGTGTTGCCGTATTTTGAACTACCACTTACTCCTTGTGATAATCCTTCAGTAGTATCTGCAATGGCATCCCATTCTTCAGGCAATAGTGTGCTCTCTACCCATTCATAAATGTCTACACTGTATCCTGGAACTACCTTGTTCCATACATTTGAACTATACTCAGTATTTTTTTGATATGGATTGTACCATTTAACAGCATTCAAATCCCAAAGCAATTTACCAACATATTCTTCACCCCAAGGATTTACTTCTCCTGTGTTTGTAGATCCAATATTATAAACTGCCGGGTCATAGTATAGTTTATAGTCTAGTTCTTTTTCTGCTGCATTTGCAATTTTACCTTGTATAGGATCAATTGCATCCAAATATGTAATTAGATCACTAGTCTGCCTATCGTATAAAAATGTTCCACGCATTTTATTGTAATCAATAAAATCTGTTGCCGCACCTAATGTTGTCCAATTTACAGCATCTCTATTAGCTCGTAAATCAAAAATAATTCCTCTTTTATTATTGTTTGTATCAATACCTTCAAATCCTAAGTACAAATGGTTATCTTGATATTCTATTTCTACATCTCTAGCACCAGATAAATCTCTTGCTATAACTACGCCATTTGGTTGTGTATAGTAACTTTCATAGTCAATTGTTTCACTAGCAGTATACTGATCATTAAGTAATTCAAAAGTGTATGCTTGTGGCCTTCTAGTTGATATATTCAATAATCTAGTAGTGTTGTTGTCAAATATAGTTAGATTACTATCAAAAGTAGTTTTATCTATATTTTTTCCATTTACGCCAAGTACACATAGTTTATTGTTACTAAAATCTAGCTTATAACCAAATCTTTCATTCTTTGAAGATTTTGGTGCTTGCAATGTTTGCGTATTTTCAAATTGTAAACTTGAAGTATTGTATTTGTGTATGTATACAATACCTTTATCTGTTCCTGTATCTGTGCTATCTTCAATATCAGAACGATTGGCACCTACAGCAATATAATTTCCATTGTCACTAATAGCTAAACTAGTTCCCCATAACTCG